TGGGCTTTGCTCGTCATTGCCCAGCACACGGCTAGTGCCCTTGATACTGTCCATGATATTGACCGAAGGTCTGCGGAACGAGTTTGCATCCTCCTGCTCGCCCAAATCACGTATACGCAGGGTTTCTGTGTTGAATTCTAAGTCGATTTTGGAACCCACGCCCGAACTGGAACGGGTTTTCATTAACTGTATCTGATATCTGCCTTTTTCTCGCATGCTTCTGCTGGTAAAGATACCAAAAACATTGTCCGCAGTATTGATCTTGGAAATACCCCCGGAAATATGGCTGTGATCAAATTCAATTTCTTCCACTGCTGAACGATTCAACTGGCTTGCTGTGACGAACAGCACGTTCAATTCCCTGGCTAGATTACGCAGTTCTTCTGACACGTACTTGTCCTTGACAAACAGATCGTTGGGCGATACCTTGGCTGACACTGGCATCAGCAGATCCAAGTAATCCACGCACATGAAATCTATTTTTACACCGCGCTCGATCTCGAGATTTTTAACATAAGCACGTATGTCGTTGACTGTGCTCTGCGCTGGCATGTATTTGATAAGGAAATTACCAGATTTTTTCTGCAGCAGGCCCAGTTTCAATTCCACGTCATCGATGTTGCGAAAGATCTCTTTGCTGGCTATGTCTGTCATCATTGAATCTAGCCGCATGGAACATAATCCCTCGCTGAGTTCCAGTGTGATATACACACCGTTGAGTCCGGCCATGACCCAGTTGGCTGCTAGATTCTGCATAAACAGGCTTTTGCCCGAACCCGAACCACCAGCAAAAATCTGCAGTTCACCGCGATTGAATCCTCCATACAATTTACTGTCCATGGTGGGCCAACCTGTGCTGAGTTGGCCATTATTACTTTTAATGGCCATGAGTCGCTCTCTGACATTGTGGAAATAGTCTGTGCCCAGTTCACGTGCTAGGCAAACATTGATAGCGTCTTTGATGATCTTTTCCACGGGGCCAAAGTTGCCTTTTTCCAGCATATCTGCCGACTTCAATATGGCACGCTCCAATTCTCTATGCTGTGTGAATTTTTCAAACTCAGCTAAAAACCACTCTTGTGTCACAGTGGGCCTGGGTTCGAGATCTACCGAAGTCTTGGCACGAACACTGTCTCTATCGGGCACTACCTTGTATTTGTCAGCGTGTTCTTTGATGAATGCGGCTGCATCTCTCAAGCGACGATCAAAGTTTTCAGGGTTGAAAATGTTCTGCACACGAGCAAAGCACTCGTGATCCTGCACAGTCATCTCTAAAAAAAGACGCTGCATGTCAATGGTGAATTCAATTACTGCTGATTCGTTTTTCAATTTCTCTTCTCCTCAATTCGATTTTCAAACGACTGCGTTCTTGGCTGCGGAGTATAGAAACAAGGGTGGCGAGTCTGCCATGGTGGCATACGGCATCATTGACATCTTTGATGCTGGTGTCCCAAAGTGGCATACTGACTGTGAACCCTTGCTCCGCAGCACGTTCCGCAAGTTTCAAGCCAGCACTGTCTTGGTCTGGAATAATAATTATGTCTTTGTCTAGACTTTTAAGTATAGCTATTTGATCCTCATTGAGATCATTGTGCATCAAGGCCACGCCGCCAATGCTGAGTGCATCAAAGATGCCTTCGCAGACTATGACTATCTCATGCTGGGGCTGAACCACATCTAGATTAAACACATAGCCTGGTTGTTGATTGCTGATGTACTTGGGGCGGCGATCATCCAAGTATCTACTGGTATGTCCCACTATCTTCTGCTGATATCTAAAAGGCACTATGATCCTGTAGGCTTCTCTGCCCTGTGCTTCTGGGGTGATCCATATGTCGTCGATGGCTATGCCACGCGATTGACAGTACAGTCTATAGGGCTCGTGATCAACATCTATGGGATCTATTTCCACTGCCAGTTCTGGCAAGCTCTGTTCTTCGAATTCAGGTAAAGCACGGTTACGTTTTTCCTGTGCGATTATGTCCTGTATGTCTCGCAGTTTAAGACTTTCCAACTGCTGACGTTTGATCTCTTCATCAGAGTATCCTGCCCAGTTCAGCAGACGTTTGAGATTATAACTAAAGGTTCTGCCGGGAATGTAAGTGGTCTTGAAGCCGCAGTTAAAACAGTGATAAGTCCAACCTGTGTCGTGTTCAATGACACCACCGCGCCCACGGCGATCAGGCTTGCCTTCGGTATGCTGACAGCAGATGGCATTGAAACTGCGCCAACCAGACGCTGTGCGTTTTACTCTATTGATTCGGCCCAGTATATCTAGCATGCTGCTAGTTTACAGGATAAAAAAGACTGTGTCAATCTCTGTAAAGTACTTGGGTCACCGAGTTGCCGTAGATATTGGCTGCTACATTGGCATAATAAGCCACATTTATGGGCACTGGGGGCAGTGCAAAACGGATACGAACATAGGGATGATAACCTTCGGCGTTGAAATACTCTTTGCCATATTTGTTGTCATAGTACTGTACGTTGCCAATCTGATACCAATACACTGGTTGACCATCATTTTCGTTATTGGTAGGTTCCCAGGATCCCTGTAACTGTACCACGCCCGAATAGTTGCGGAAGTCCACTTGGAAGGTGCTCTGCGGTGAACCATTGCTTTGTATGATGCTGGTCCAGGCCACAGGACGGTTAACGCCATCTATGGCAGCGGTATTACCAGTATTGGTCACAGGTATGGTTATGTCTTCGCTGGCAGTAAATCTTGGAAACACTGAATCCACTATGTCCACAGAACCTCTGGCAGTGGCAGCATCGTCTACATAACCTGCTAGATAGAGACTGTCGCCGCCTACAGTGGCCACTGCTGTGCCTTGAGATATGAGATTGGCGTTGCCGCCACCTGTGAGTTCGATTATGGGAGGCACTACATAGTTCTGCCCACCGTTGCGTATGGTTATGGTGTTTAATCTATTGGTAAGATTGCAAGTGGCCCGTGCTTGACTGACAGCACCCCCGCCAGTGACAGTGATAGTAGGTGCTCCGGTATAGCCCGAGCCAGCATTGGCCACTGTGATGCCTGTTAGCCTGCCTGCTAGATATGCCACGGCAGTGGCTGCAGTATTGATATTGGCTGCGCCAGGATTAAAGGTCACAGTGGGCGGTGCGTCGTAGATACCAGGATCTACTATATTGATCTGTACTATGCTGTTGCCTGCAAATGTAATGGTAGCATTGGCCGTGTTGGCTGCTTGTAAGGCAGCATTGGCACCCAGACCTGGACTGAATGTAACAGCGGTATTGGCATCGTCGGGATTGTAGCCATCACCCACATTGGTGATTTCCACGGATTCCACGCCATAAGTGATCTGCGCCAAGCCCAGGGCATTGGCGCCACCACCGCCGGCAAATGTAACATTGGGAGTATGCGTGTATCCATCTCCAGCATCCAAGATCACGCACTGATCTACTGCACCAGTGATAGTGGCTGCGAGATTTGCACCAGTACCTGTTCCATATACTGAAACTGTGGGAGCAGAAGTATAACCCCGACCACGGTCAGTGATACGCACTGTTTTTATAATGCTGTTGCTGGCACGCTCTATGCTCCAGCTAGCGGGCTGTGCTGGTATGGCCACGGATTCGGCGGCTGTGATTATGGCCCTGCAGGTACCCAAGCGACTGTTGATGTTTTCAATCTGCTTGGCCAGCAAGAGATTCTCACCGTCGTTGGATATCAATCGCAGAGTAAAACTAAACAAGCTAATGTCCACTGGCTTTTGTTCTTGGTTAAGAAACTGAAAACTCAGGACGTTGTCTACACCTTTGTTGATGATAAGTTTCTTACTAAACACTGGACTCCACCTGTACGTTGTATTTAACTCTGTGTCAACAAGAAGAACGATGGATTTTTGGTCCACTAAATATGCTGAACTTGAGTACATAGTCACATATTTATGCCCAATGATTTCCAGGAACTGTTAAAGGAAAAGTACCCGTTTTTAACGCTACTGCGCTATGCCACCACGGAATACGTGGGCATAGTTCAGAACTCTGATGACATCATCACTACTTTGTATGATTTTGGCAGTATAACCGATGCCGATCTCAAACGTAGTTTTGTAGAATTGGCCAATGTTTGGTGGTGGGAAAGCAATCGCAGCATACCCATTAACATTTTCCTCAAACAGGACTGGGAAATATTCCGTCCGTTTCTCAAGACTTTTATCAACAAAGATATCCAAGTGCTCTTGGGACCAGTGACCAGCCTCAACGACATAGCCCGCAAAAAGATCAAACGTAAATCAATTACCCTGGTCAAGAGACTGGACTAGGTTCATGTGCAGT